TTTATTGTTTGCACGAATCCTGATTTGTTTCTCAAAGAGCATATCATTCGTGGCGATCAAGGCGACGGTGTTCCCAACTTCCTATCAGCAGACAATTGCCTAGTGATGGGCATTCGTCAGACTCCTGTTACAGCTAAGAAACTTTCTACTTGGATTCTTCAAGAGCCAGAGCAGTTCTGCAATGAGATTATGCTACGTAACTATAAGCGTAATCAGCAGTTGATTGATCTGGAGTTTGTGCCTACAGAAATTGCTACTGAAGCTCTTAATCAATACAATACGCAGAAGGCTGATCGTAGTAAGATTTTCAATTACTTTATCGAATATAAACTCAAGAACTTGATGGAAAATATCAATGAATTTTAATGGAGTACGTGTATGATTAGGTCTGTATCAGAAATTCTGAGCAATATCTCAGAAGAGAAAGATGTTAAGAAGCGCAAAGACTTGCTGGCACAACAGTCTAAGAATCAAGGCGTGATTGCTATGCTGCAACTTGCGTTTGATCCTAATGTTAAGTTTCAACTGCCCGAGGGTGATCCTCCGTACAAGCCGTGCGAGTATCTAGATCAACAGGGTATGTTGTACAACAGTGTCCGTAAGATTGCTATGTTCCTTGATCCGAACAGTAAGTTGCCTCAGCTAAAGAAAGAAGTTCTTTTTGTAGGTGTACTAGAATCGCTTGATCCGCAAGACGCAAAGCTTCTTCTTGCAGTCAAGGATAAGAAGATGCCATATAAGGGTATCACAAAGAAGCTTGTAGCAGAAACTTTTCCAAACTTAATTAAAGGGTAATTAACGAGCAGTACAATGGGTAAGAGTAAGAAGTTTAACAGCAATTTCATCCGCGAAGAAGACGATGAAGCATACGATGCATATAGCGCAGACGAGTACAAGAACCGCAAGAAAGAAAAGCGGATCACTACCGCATTGCGAAGTAAAAACGTTGAGGAACTAATCAGCCTCACGAATGAAGAAGACGACTACGACACTTATTAATTTTAAATAGAAAAGGAAAGAATACAATGACGTATTGGGGTTACCACTTGATGCTAGATTGCAGCAATTGTGATAAAGACGCAATTAAGAACAAGGAAGATATTGGCGCTTTCGTTCGGCATCTTGTACAGAAGATTGACATGGTTGCTTTTGGCGAACCGATGATTGAACATTTTGCTACACACGATCCAGATAAGGCAGGAATTAGTTTCTGTCAGATGATTGAGACTAGCAACATTTCAGGCCATTTTGTTGATCTAAACGGCTCTGCCTACATTGATGTGTTCTCTTGCAAGCCATTTGATAATCAAGATGTTATTGATACGATCAACGTATTCTTTAATCCTAAAAAAATTCGTATGAACTTTGTAACTCGTAACGCAGACTGATGGGTAATTATATTATGCCATATACACCAAATGAAAGTATGATCATTCCTCAGGTTGTTTTCATGACCCGTGTGCGTGATGAGTCTGTAGAAGGTCCTAATCCATATCGTTGGGAACACGTAACTACAGAAGATTATTTTGCGAACAAGCGTGTAGTTGTGTTCTCTCTACCTGGGGCTTTCACACCCACTTGCTCAACGTATCAAGTGCCCGGCTTTGAGAGCAACTACGATCTAATTCGTTCTCTTGGCGTTGATGAAGTATATTGCATATCAGTTAATGACGCTTTTGTTATGAACGCCTGGGCGCACAATCAAGGTATCAAGAACATTAAGATGATTCCTGACGGCAGCGGCTTGTTCACTTATGAGATGGGTATGCTTGTTGTTAAAGACAATCTAGGCTTTGGCGAACGCTCCTGGCGCTACGCCATGGTTGTTGACAACATGTACGTAGAAAAGATGTTCAGTGAACCTGGCATGTCTGACAACTGCGAGACTGATCCATACGGCGAGACTTCTCCAGAAAAGATTATTGACTATCTTAAATCTGCTGGTCCGCCGTTCTAAAAAATACTAAGTAATTGATCAAGGAGATATAATGCCTGAATACTTGTTCCGAGATAACAATACAAAAAAAGAGTGGCTCGAATGGATGGGCATCTCTGCGGCAGACAAATATCTTGAAGAAAATCCCCACATCGAAAGACTAGTCAACGGTTTCCCTGGCATACACAGCGGCCGTGGACTTGGTGGTGGGCTAAAGATTGATAATGGCTTCAATGATGTTCTTAAAGAAATCAAAAAGAAACATAACGGAGGTTACAGACTAGCACGGAGTACTATCAACACAAAATAATGTGCTTGTGAATTAACAACAACTCACAGGGTTACTCATGACAAAAAGAGTTTCTAGAAGAGATCGTCGCGCTTCACAATTCAACAGGTCATACGAAGAAAAAAATAATCTATCGCTAGAAAATATATTACCGATAACAGAGAATCAAAAAAGAACATTCAAAGAATATCTGCACGGTAAAAATTTATTGCTATATGGTACAGCAGGTACAGGAAAAACTTTCGTTTCTTTGTATCTCGCTCTAAGTGAAGTAATCACTGGTTCATCTAAATATAAAAAAGTAGTGATTGTAAGATCGGTAGTTCCAACTAGAGACATGGGCTTTCTGCCCGGCACAAGCAAAGAAAAAGCGTTAGTATATGAAGCTCCGTATTATGCTATTTGTTCAGAAGTATTACACCGTGCTGATGCTTATGGGCTTCTAAAGCAAAAAGGCATTATAGAGTTTATCACCTCTTCATTCGTCAGAGGTACAACTCTCAGAGATTGTATCGTCATTGTTGACGAATTCCAAAACATGGTAGATGAAGAACTTCACTCTGTAATCACAAGAGTAGGAGATAACTGCAAGATCATCTTCTGCGGTGATTGTAGTCAAAACGATCTAAGAAAAGAACAGTCTGGATTTCACAAGTTCATTAAAATCTTATCAACAATGAATAGCTTTGGTGTTGTGGAATTTAATATAAATGATATAGTAAGAAGCAGCACAGTAAAAGAGTACATCATCAAGCGTGAGAGATATGAGACAAGTCAAGCCGTTCCGTCACCAATTCATAACAGAATCGTACCGTTTACAAAGTCAGGACACGCCGAACGGTAGGTTCTATGCACTAGAAGATGGGAGAAAGATTCCTTCTGTAACAACTGTTCTAGGTTGGAAAAAGAAGGAATCTCTTCTCGCATGGCGTGAACGTGTAGGCGAAGAAGAAGCAAACAGAATATCACGTAAAGCAGCAGCACGTGGTACGAGAGTCCACAACATCTGTGAAGCGTTTCTGTTGAACAAAGAAAACTATCTAGCTGGCGCAGATTTTATCACTGTGGATATGTTTGGCTCTATCTATCCGATCTTACGTGATAGACTTGATGATCTATATTCTGTTGAGTCTGCATTGTACTCTGAGTATCTAGGTCTTGCTGGTCGTGTTGACTGCATCGGTCGATTTGACGGCAAGAAAAGCATTGTTGACTTCAAGACTTCTAGTAAACCTAAGAAGCAAGAATGGATCAGCGATTACTTCATGCAAACGGCGTGTTATGCTGTTATGTTTGAAGAAAGAACTGGTATTGCAATACCTAATCTAGTGATCATCATAGCCGTAGAGGACGATCTACCACAAGTCTTTATTCAGAAAAGAGACGATTGGGTAGCTCCGGCACAGCAGGTAATCAAGGAATATTACGACTATCATCTGCAAAAAAGTTTAATTCTTGGCTAAGTGCTTGATTTCCTTAAGGTTATAGTTCTTGACAATACGTAAAAGTATGCTATAATAGTCTCTCAATTGATAAAGAGGACTACACAATGCTACCTGCTGGAAAATACTATGTCGGCGATCTGTGCTACGTTATGCACGATAAGTGGAACGAAGTTTGTGATCTAACACTTACTGCAGGGCACGGTATGTGCCTTGAGGGTGAATTTGTTCTTAAAGACGGCGGCATCATCTTTGCTATGCATAGCACAAAGTGGGGCGACGGTGAATACATGGACAATACTGGTCGCCGTTATCCTGTTGACGCTGGTCTTATCGGCTGTATTCTTGTTAGCAACATTTCGGAATCAGAACTTGTAAATCTGGAATGTGGTAATGTAATTGACTTTACGGAGTCTTTCCGTACATACAATAATGACGGCATTATTCACATTGGTGATGTTTTGATCAATACTGATCCCGATGAAAGTTATTATGATAGTTATGGCGAAGAAATTGACTATCCTACTGAGGAATTCTAAATAATGATTACAGCATATGCACGTACTAATTGCCTTGGTGTTAACTTTGATGTTCACACTTCAGGTTTTGATCTAACTGCACTTCAGTCTTTTGACTACGGCAATCGTATAGACGTTTGGGATCGCCGAGTTGATCTTGAACGTAATTGTGTGTTGCGTGATCTTTTCGGTACAAAGTATGATCTACTTGCACGTAAGGTAGAGGAATCTGGTGTACGTCAAGACGCAAAAGTGAAGGCATCTGCTCACGCTGGCGTTAAAGAAATTATCGCTGGTAAGAAAGAGTTTCGCATAACTGGTTCTAAATGGTGGAGTCGCTAATATATGAAACAATTTGTTTTTTCTACCCGCGAAAAAATGATTGACTTTATTAGAAATGATGTGTATTATGTTAGCTGCTCAACGTATTATGATCCCTCGGCGGGATGGATAGTGAATTGTAATGAACGACAAAGATGTGATGAAAATTATTTCGAAAGTAGCGGAAGCGGTGCCGCCGTTCGCACAGGCTAGAGTTGCTGCTGCTCTTGTTTATAAGAACGAAATAATTTCTATCGGTACTAACAAAAATAAGACACATCCGTTTCAGAAAAAATATGCAGTCAATGATGACGCTATCTACCTTCATGCAGAGACAGACGCTATATACAATGCATTACGCAAGCACAGTACAGATATAATTTCTAAGTCTAAGCTTTATATCTCTCGCATGAAGTATCCTGACGGCAGCAAGAAGTTTTTTGTACCTGGTCTTTCTAAGCCCTGTGAAGGTTGCGCTCGCGCTATTGCTACATTTAACATTAAGCATGTGTGTTACACTATAGACAGCGGAGGCTTTGATTTTCTATGAACGTCTTTTATCTTGATGAGGATCCGCGCTCTGCGGCGCAGATGATGGTAAACAAACATGTTGTTAAGATGATCTTAGAGTCGGCTCAACTGTTGTCTACTGCCCATCGTGTTATGGACGGTCTACAAGTCGAAGTCACTCTAGAGAAAGACGGCAAGTTTCGTAAGAAGAAAGTCTGGGTTCTTGGCGATAGTCGCAACGAAACAATTTATAGTGCAACGCACATGAATCATCCGTGTGCAAAATGGTGCAGATCGTCTATTGAGAACTACTGGTGGCTTGTCGAACACATGTATGGACTTATTGACGAATATAAGTATAGATACGAAAAAGATCATAAAGTAAACTCAAGTGGTTTAGCTTATCTTTTGCAATCTCCACCGTATAATTTGAAAGAATATGACTTCACGATTCCTCCGTCAGCTATGGCGGAATCATATATAGTATCTACGGACCCAGTTGCTAACTATCGCAACTACTATAAGAATGGTAAAGCACATCTGCATACCTGGTCCAAAAGAGAGAAACCAGACTGGATTTAAATCTGGTACATTACCATGGATAGACCGTGGCATTTTAACTAAGAAAAAGGAAACACACATGACAAAGACTCGTCTTCTAATGGCTGCCGCCGCGGTGGCTTTCGCCTCTGTAACTCCCGCACTCGCTGCTGATAGCGTAGTGTCGGCAGAATATCGCATCGGCACAGGTAAGGGACCACAAGCTTCTCAGTATGTTCTCGACTATCAGGCTCCGTTCTTTCAGGTTTTCCCAAACCTAAACTATGGTGTTGGAGTAGAAACAAAGCAGCAGCCAAATGATGGCGCTAACACAACAAAGCTCGGCGGTCGTGTCGGTATTGCTTTGCCTGCAATTCTAGGCGTAAAGCTAGACGGCAACGTTCAGCTAGGCAAGGCTCTTGAAGCTTCAGCATCTTCAGTTGTTGCTGGCAAGACTGTTGTTAAGGGCGGCGACTACAACTGGTACGGCGTAGAGCTAAAGGCTAGCCGTCCTCTAATCGCTGGCTT